TACTGCTTTCCTGTTATGCTATACTCCCGGTCCGCTTTCGCTTTCCGATAAAACAGTTCGCTTCATGCGTTGTCTTACATGGTAGTACCATTTTTTCTACTTCTCATTATGCCCTATCTGGGCGCACACCATCGTATCCAAGCCCCGGAATATGCAGCACATCTTCTGAACGGAGAATAATATCGCCCTGATTTTTCAAGTTCGGATTTGCCTCATCATATCGGCTATAGATGTATATCAGGCGATTTTTTTCATCACGGTCAACCTTTACCTTGTCAGGCATCAGCGGATACAAACCGATAACGTCACCACGTCCGTTTCGGATAATCTGTGCATAGGCATTGCCGTAAATCAGCAGATGAGACATCAGCGTTTCTCTGAAAACAAATGAGGTCATTTCCGGATTTGGCTGGTCGTGAAGCAAAAAATATAGCGGGTGCATCGGCACTCGCTCTTTTCCTTTATCGGTGTATTGATAGACGTGCAGTGGAAGCTGTGCAATCGCCTCCGACAACACCCTTACGCAGGCATACACGGCGGTATGCTGCATTGCTGTTCTGTCATTGACACGCTTTCCGCTGTTTGTCCGTCCGAAAAAATAGCTGTAGGACGGGCTGTCGTAGCTGTTCTTTGGCTTGTCACGGCTATGAAAAAGTCCGCTGAAAATGCTCATAAAATCACTCTTTTCTCAAATAATAAACAGTTCTCTGTTGTCGTAAATCGACGCTCCGGAATCGCCCGAACCGCATCGGATTGCACGGTCAAGTGCCATAATCAACGCTACCGCACCGTCAATTTTCTCCGTGGATTTTTCCTTATCGGGCTTGATATTTCCGGCAGGATCACGGCGAATGAAGATGTTATCCATCATCCAGCGCAGGACGGGTTGACCGCCGTGGGCGAGTTTTTTCTCAAGGGTCAATTTCATCAGTTCTTTCGTAGGAGGGCTCATGTCTTTAAAGCCCTGACCGAACTGAACTAAGGTAAATCCCAGTCCCTCAAGATTCTGCGACATCTGCACAGCACCCCAGCGGTCAAAAGCAATTTCACGAATATTGAAGTATTTTCCGAGATCGTCAATGAATTGTTCGATGAATCCGTAGTGCACCACGTTACCCTCAGTCGTCATGATATGCCCTTGACGTTCCCAGACATCATAGGGAACATGGTCACGGCGTACTCGCAAATCCAGCGTTTCCTCCGGTAGCCAGAAGTACGGCAGAATGTAATATATATCGTCATCGGCAGTCGGTGGGAACACCAACACGAATGCCGTTATATCGGTGGTTGAGGACAAGTCTAATCCGCCATAGCAGACACGTCCTTTCAGTTCTTCGGGATTCACCGTAAAATTGCAGGCGTCCCATTTCTCCATGGGCATCCAGCGGACGGATTGCTTTACCCATTGATTTAATCTTAGCTGACGGAAAGCATTTTCCTCGCCGGGGTTTTGCCTTGCGGAGTCGCAGGCAGCCTGAACCTTATCCAGCCCTACGGTAATGCCGAGGGAGGGATTACAGCGTTTCCAGACTTCCGGGTCAGTCCAGTCCTCGTTTTCATCAGCACCATAAATCACAGGATAAAACGTCGTGTCGATTTTTCTGCCCTCGATGATGTCCTTTGCTTTCTGATGCGTTTCGTAGCAGATGCTGTTTGTGTCAGTTCCGGCAGTTGTAATCAGAAAATACAACGGCTGCATTCGTGCATCGCCTGAACCTTTTGTCATTACGTCAAACAGTTTTCTGTTCGGCTGTGTATGTAGCTCATCAAACACTACGCCGTGAATATTGAAACCGTGTTTTGAGTAGGCTTCCGAGGAAAGAACCTGATAGAAGCTGTTTGTCGGCTGATAAATAATTCTCTTTTGTGCGGTTAAAATTTTGACCCTCTTGTTGAGAGCTGGACACATACGCACCATATCTGCGGCAACTTCAAAGACGATAGAGGCTTGCTGGCGGTCTGCGGCGCAACCGTAGACTTCCGCTCTTTGCTCGCCATCGCCACAGGTTAATAGGAGAGCAACGGCAGCGGCAAGCTCGCTCTTCCCATTTTTTTCGGCACTTCGATGTATGCTGTGTTAAACTGTCGATAGTCGTTGGGTTTCAGCACACCGAACAGGTCACGGATAATACGCTCCTGCCACTCCAGCAACTGAAAACTTTTACCCGCCCATGTTCCTTTCGTATGAGTTAGACACTGAATAAAATTCACAGCGTAATCTGCGGCATTTTCATCATAGTGAGAATCCTTGCTCATGAATTTTGTAGGCTGAAATTTCTTTCTTTTCATCTGCACACCTCCTCTCGGCATAAAAAAAGACCTGCAATTCGCAAGTCCTTAAATAGTAATATTGGTCACGGTTTGCAGACCTGAACTGCGCTCCGTGTTGTACAAGAGCAAGAGCCTTTCGGCTCTGCTTTTTTGTTTTTGGCTTTTTGTAGCTTATCTCCCCGTTGCACATTCCCATTCAAATTCTACTGCGGCTTCGTAGTTTCGGTCAAAAGCCTCATCGTCGTCAATGTAGTCGTATTCGTAGTTGATTCCAATTATCTCCTCGAAAGTTGTGTCGTTTGCCTCGGCATCCTCTCTTGCAAGCTCCTCTGCGTGCTTTTCAATCCATGTTTCGAAGTTCTCATCCATGTCCTCATTCTCAATTTCAAGTTCGTATTCGTATTCGCTGTCCGCCCATGTGATGATTGCCTTAGAAGTGTATTCCTCCTCGTTCCAATTCGTTCTACTTTCCATCGCTCTTGCCTTTGCAACTCCGTAACTTACCATTTTGTTATCCTCCGTAATTCTGTGTTTTCCGAGGGTTTCTTTCCCTTTCGGTAGTTACATATTACCGCATAGTGTGAATTATAGCAAGTGGATAAAACTACAGAATATAGGGACAAAATCGGCTTTTATGATTGTGTGATATACACACATTCCGGGCATGGAAAAAGCTCTCCGAAGAGAGCCACCCGTATCTATATAAACAAGCGACAGAGCCTTGCGGCTCCGGCTTGGTAGTATGTTGAAAATTACGTTTCACATCGCCCACACGTTCGCCTGTAACGACTTGTTTTTACGCAGGAATACGTTTCCGGCAAACGCCTGAAAGCGGAACGTGGGGCAACTTGTGGGCTGTGTGTGGCTACTCCTGCGGATTTGAACGGTGCATAATGGAGAGAATTTTCTCCTGTTCCTCCGCAGAAATTTTAAGGGCACTCAATGCTTGACGCACGCCACAATCAGCGCAGATTAACGTCTCATTGTCGGTGCGGGAAAGTGCAGGTCTGCCGTGGTAAATCTGTCCGCAGATAGGGCAAATACCCTCGTGATTGTTTTCCATTTTCATTAGAATTCACCCCTTTCGCTCATATCAAGTGCCAACCGCAGATGTTTCAAATCAAAGCCGAAATCACGATAGCCTTGAACGCAGGTTCGGACGTACTGACTGCTTGGCACACCTAATTTTCTGTCCTCGTGCATGATGTAAACAAAGGATTTCATGGTCTCGATTTTGCCGTTCCTCCAGCTTTTCACAGCGACCTCCATTTCGGTTTTGTAGTAAAAAGTGGGGCAACCCTCGTACCTATCAAGTTCAAGTTCATCAGCCGCCGAAACCTCCCAAACGCCTACCGGAACAACCGCTCCGGCACGCTTTTCAATGGTGAGGTAAGCGCCGGTTTTGCTGCCCTTAAAAAGCAACTGATAGTCGGGGATTTCAGCCGTTCCCACAACCCTCGCATCGGGGCAGCGGAAATGCATCTGCTGAACATTCAGATTCGAGCCGTAGGCAAGGTAATATTTTTTCATTCAAATCAAGTCCTTTCCGAAGGGGATACCCTTCTGCTGCCTTTTATCCAATGGCGGCACGCCCTCGTGTTTATTCAGCATCTATGGCTCACACTCGGGTGTACCACCTTAAGACCGCCGAAGCGGTCAAGGTAGCAGGAGGAAATCCCCCTCAGTTAGTTTCTGCCGAATCTGAATGCTGCATCGCCCTCAAGGTTTCGCATCAGAATTTCTCTTGCCGTTTTGAACTCATCCCCAACAAAACCCAGTCGAATCAGCCATGTTCGCATCAGAAACTTTTTGTTTTCCGTTGTGCTTTTCTTGGGGCTTGCCGTTCTGACCTCCTTTGCCATTTCGGAAAGGGCAAGTGCAAGCTGAATGAAGGTTTTTAATTCGCCTGCGTGAAGTCCGTTCTGCTTGCCGTTTTCTGGCTTGTTGAACTGGAAAAGTCTGAATTCAACTGTGCCCTTAGTGAACACGCTGTGGAGGTTGAGCTGTGCATATCTGCTGTCGTTGTAATGGTGGTCTCTGCCGTAGTTGGCGTTGTTTGCTGTGTACCAGATGTCCGCAAGCTGTGCCATGGTAGCCGGTTTTTTCTTGTTGAGCTGTTCGGTGAATTTCGGATTGACTGTTCGGCAGTAGCGTGCTGTGCGTCCTCTGTCGATTTTCAGGCTTTCAATCAAAAGGTCTTCGTGGCTTGCCATGATGTTTGCAAGGTTTCTGAGTGTCTGGGGTGTGTGACCGTTTGCACCGATGTGCACGTGAACTCCGCATCCTCTTGTGTAATCACTTTTCGCTCCTGCCTTTCTCAGGCGGCGAACAAGTTCTTGCAGGGTTTCAATGTCCTCGTAGTGCAAAATTGGTGTAACCAGTTCGCACTTTTCGCTGTCGGGTCCTGCAATGGAAACGTCTTTCTGGAATTTCCATTCTCTGCCCTGTGCATCGTATGCGCTCCAAGTACAGTAGCCGTTGCGTGAAGCTGTGTTCTCAAACCGTCCTGTTCCGAAGAAGTCGGCGGCAATTTTTGCAGCCTTTTCTCTGGTGATGTTGTTTGTCTCAATTTCTACCCCTATCGTCTGATTTTTCAGGTTTTCAATCTGATTTCTTGTCTTTTCGTTCATTGTGTTTTCCTCCGTATTTTCGGGGCTTTCCGCCCTTTCGTTGTGTTACATATTACCGCATTACGGAGGATATATCAAGCCGCTAAATCTACAGAATAAGGGCTGTATATCTGGCGAATATTTGTGTGATATACACCGTTGATATACTTGATTTTATATGGTAATATTGAGTAAAATGGAGGGGCGTTCTCTATTATTCAGAGTCCCCACGGAGCACGTAGAATCTGTCGGATTCCGGTATCAATGCAAGACCGCTGCCGTTCTGCCAGTGAACATGAATATTACCCATATCATCAACATGAGTGACCTCGCCGACCGTACCAGACGGAACAGGGTAGGGCTCATCCGCCATGAAAATCAAGCGGACTTTCGTTCCGGCTGGATATTGCTTTCGGAGTGTTTCAAGCTGTTTCGTTGTCATTGTTTTCCCCTCCATGTCTGAATGCAGAACTGCCTGTCAGATTGCGAAGCAGAACCTTTCTTGCAACTTTGTAATCCGTCCCAATCATGCCAATGCGTAGGATAAAACAACGCATCGCATATTTCGGATTGTCCGTGGTATCGGGCTTGTTGTTCACACGTTTCTGATTCTTGACGAATTCGCAAAGCATGGAAACAAAATTGCTGTAGGCTGTTGCATCGTCGTATTGCTCAACCGTAAACCACGGGAAGCAGACCTTTTCATCGGTCACCTTGATTTCAAGATTGTCGGTTTTGAACGCCGCCTTGAAAAGCTCTCTCTTGTTCTCGACAATTTTTCTGAGCCTGTCAATTGCAGCATCATCAAACCGTTCTCTTGGCATCTCGATTGTAAGTTTTGTTTCATCATCGGGGATATCGTAGCCTCTGCGCACCAGTTCGTCAATCAGGTGCTCGACTTCCTTGCTGTCGGCTCTGTCGTTGATTTCAAGGTTGCCCTCTTTGGTGACGGTGTAGTCGCCGATGATGTATGCGCAAGTCGGCATGAACTGGTATTCGGCAGGTGCTCCGATGATGTCGCTGATTGCCTGAACCAGCGGTTTGCGGTTGGTGCAGTTGTAGTGAATGGTCATAAAGCCACGTCCTTTCGGTGCTTTTTAGCTTTTTGCTGTACTGTTATGTTACATCGTTTTCGCACAGATTGCAAGCTATTTTTCGCCGAAATACTGTAGAATTATTCAGCACAGTCTTGTGTGATGTAGACAAGTTTTCATGTTCTCATTTTTTCATTAAAGTCCTTGTTTACAGCCCAAACTATTCCACTTAGCACGAAAAAAGCTACGGGCAAAGAAATGCCGTTTCCCCACAACTTGTACTCTGCCGAATCGCTGTGAGGATCACTGAGAAA